GAAAAGGGGGATAAAGGCGACAAGGGTGATAGGGGTTTAGATGGTCGTCAAGGCGTAGATGGTAAGAATGGGTTAAATGGTCGGGATGGTAAGAACGGGATAGATGGCAAGGATGGTGTATCTGTCACTGATGCCAAGATTGACTTTGATGGTTCTTTGGTCATTACTTTGTCAACAGGGCAAGAGATTAATGTTGGTGAGGTGGTTGCTCCTGACTTAGCAGAGAAGATCAAAGTTATTAGCACCATGTCTACCAATGGGGCGGTAGGCATCAAGGATGAGGGAACTTCAATCTCCACAGGTGTTAAGAACATCAATTTTGTTGGGGCAACAGTAACTGCTACAAATTCAGGGGACGATGTAACCGTCAATGTAAGTGCAGGAACAGGAACAGTCACAAGCGTTGCGGCAACAGTCCCAGCATTTTTATCTGTTGCTGGCTCACCAATTACGACAAGTGGCACATTAGCAATCACATTGTCTGGTACTGCCTTACCAATAGCAAATGGCGGTACTGGTGCAACGACATTGGCTGGTGCGTCTATTGCTACTTACTCAGGCACAGAGACATTAACTAACAAGCGTATTGACCCAAGAGTTACTTCAGCCGCATCTGCATCATCTTTAACCCCAAGCGTTGCAACGGCTGATGTTTACGCATACACGGCATTAGCAGCGGGTCTTACCATCAATGCCCCAACTGGAACACCTGTTGATGGCGATAAGTTGATGTTTAGATTGCTGGACAACGGCACAAGCAGATCATTAACTTGGGATGCAACCTACACAGTCATTGGTGTGACTTTACCAACAGCAACGACTATCAGTAAGACAACGTATGTAGGTTGTATTTACAACGCTAACAATACACGTTGGGATGTGATCGCAGTAACCACACAGGCATGACCATGAAGATTGACTTTTCTTTTTCATCGCAGTACGGCACATTTTCAGATGCTCTTCACTTGCCTGACGATCATGCATTTACAGATGCTGAGATTGAAGCCATGAAACAGCAAAGGTTTGATAACTGGATTGCTGTAATTACTGCGCCTCCCACTGAGGGGGTCTAATGGCTAATCGCTATTGGGTTCTTGGCACAGGTACTTGGGATTCCACAAGCACAACAAACTGGTCTGCGTCATCAGGTGGAGCTGGCGGTGCATCTGTCCCAACTGCGGCAGACAATGTATTTTTTGATGCAAACTCAAATGTATTAGCCACCGCATTTACAGTCACTATGGCAAACACGCCAAGGGTCTGTAGAGACTTTTTAGCGTCAGGGCTTGATGGAACGATGACCCTTGCTGGTACAAGCATTGGATTGACAGTATCAGGCAGTCTTACGTTTCAAGCCACAAACTTTACCCGCACATATACAGGCACAACCACATTTAACGCTACAACAACTGGTAAAACTGTAACTACTAATGGCGTTGCTTTTGGTGCAAGCGTAACTTTTGATGGTGTTGGCGGCGGTTGGACACTTGGTAGTGCGCTTAATTGCGGTGTTAATTCGTTGACAATTACAAACGGAACTTTTGATACTTCATCGATAAGTAATTATTCTGTGACGGCAGATTCTTTTTCGTCTAGTAACTCAAATGCAAGAATTATTAATTTAAATGCTTCAACTGTTACGTTAGGTGGAACTTCCCCCATAACTTTTACTACGTCTACAAATCTTACATTTAATGCCGGAACATCTCAGATAAACTTTACAAGTTCGTCATTGCTTTTTAATACGGGCGGGCAAACATTTCATAATGTATCTTTTTCCCAAATTTCAGGATTCACTAATATATCAGGTACGGCTACATACAATAATTTAACAATAGCAAGCAAAACATCTGTTGGACTTGGTAAATTTAATTTTTCTGCTGACCAAACAATCAGTGGGACATTTACAATAGGTGCTGGCACTACGGCATCTTGTCGCTACTTAATTAATTCTAATGTTATTGGTACTACTCGCACATTAACCTGTGCATCTATTGCGGCAGTATCTGATGTTGATTTTAGAGATATAACTATTGCTGGCGCACATGGCACGTTGTCAGGCACTCGACTAGGTGACTGTAAGGGAAACACCAATATAACTTTCCCTGCGGCTAAGACTGTGTTTTATCGTCAAACAGGTTCTGCCAATTGGGGTGCTACAGGCACAGGCTCTTGGTCTGCTACATCAGGCGGCGCATTTGACGCAACTCAGTTTCCATTAGCACAAGATACTGCGGTATTTCCTGCGGCTACATATCCTGCATCAGGTTCTACGACAACAATTAACGCTGACTACAACATTAGCACAATAGATATGTCGTTGAGAACGTCAAATACTATGACGTTGGCAACAGGCGTAAATGCATTATCAATTTATGGTAACTGGATAAATGGCACAGGAATAACAATATCGGGTACAGGATTGCTTACGTTTGCAGGGCGCACTACACAGCAAATTACAAGTTCTGCAAAAACATTTACTCAACCAATCACAATTAACAGCCCAAGTGGTTCGGTTACTTTGCAAGATGCTTTGACAACAGGCACAGGCGTAACAACAACGTTCACCAACGGCACGTTAGATTTAAATGGCTTTACATATACTGTTGGAACTGCGTTTACAACTACCACAGGCACAAAGAATTTAACATTTAATGGTGGAACATTAGTCTGCCCAGCCGCCACAACAACTGCATTTAACAACGCTGTTCCCACAGGTTTTACCACAACCGCAGGGACAGGCACAGGCACGATTTCAATGACTGCCGCAACTGCCAAGACGTTTGTTGGTAGTGGCTCTACGTTTAACTGCACACTTAATCAAGGTGGTGCTGGTGCTTTGACCATTACAGGCTCAAACACATTCGGCAACATAACCAATACTTATAAAAGTACTGGCGCAACATCTATCCTGTTTACGGCGGCAACAACTAGCACATTTGCCGATTGGAATGCAAGTGGCGAATCCACAAGACTTTTAACAATTGGTTCTGTCACTGCGGCAAGTCATACGCTATCCAAGGCAAGCGGTACTGTAAGCGCAGACTTTCTGTCTATCAGTAGGTCTACGGCTACAGGCGGTGCAGGATGGTATGCAGGGGCAAATTCCACAGATGGCGGCAATAACTCAGGATGGATATTCACGGCACCTCCTGCGCCTAGCGGCAGTAACAGCAATTTTTTAATGTTCTTTTGAGGAAACAATGACCCCAGAACTACAAAAGTACTATGAAGACCGTTTTTCCATGATGTCTATGGACGGTTGGAAAGAATTGACTATTGATATTGACAATATGATAGAGTCACTCAATAATATAAGCGTTATTCCTGATGAAAAGACCTTGATGTTCAAAAAAGGGGAACTTTCCATCTTGACTTGGCTAAAAACCTTGAAAGAGGTCAGCGAACAAGCGTATGAGGAATTGAATGAAAAGAATGTTTGATTTTGCCTGTGCAAACGGGCATAAAACTGAAAGACTTGTTAATTATGAGTTAACGAGTTTTCGATGTGAGTGCGGAGAAACAGCCAACCGTACTCTGTCTGCTCCAAACTTCAAACTAGAAGGGTGGTCTGGTTCTTTCCCATCAGAACATGGGAAGTTCGAGAAAAAACACCTAGATCAGTTGAAGTGGGAGCAAAAGCACAACTCATAAACAGAAATGTCGAGTTGAATGTCCTAGAACCGATAACGGCAGGAAAAAGGTAAAAATATGTTGATTGACAATGAAGATGAGTCGCTAAGTGAGTTAGATGCAGTCGAGCAAAAGAAGCAACTACCTGAAGTAGCACCACTGACTGAGATGCCTGAGAAATACAGGCAGAAATCTCTAGAAGAAGTGGTCAAAATGCACCAAGAAGCTGAAAAGCTGATTGGAAAGCAAGCGCAGGAAGTTGGGGAAGTGCGAAAGCTGGCAGATGAACTTATAAAGCAAAACCTCTCCTCAAAACAGCAACCTATTGAGAAAGAGCCTGAAGTAGATTTTTTCGAGAATCCACAAGAGGCAGTTCGCAGGACTGTTGACAACCATCCCGATGTACTTGCCGCTAGACAAGCTGGTCAAGATTTCAAAAAGATGCAGATTCAACAAAAGCTGGCGCAAGAACATCCTGATTTCGGTCAGATTGCTCAAGATGCAGACTTTGTGAATTGGGTGAAATCTTCACCTATTCGCCTTGGTTTGTATGCAAAAGCTGATGGTGAATATGATTACGACAGTGCAAACGAATTGTTGAGTACCTATAAACAGTTGCGTGGCGTTAAGACAAGACAGACTAATGAAGCAGGGGAAACTCAGCGCAAGTCTAGCCTTAAAGCAGCGGGTGTTGATGTAGGTGGAAGTGGGGAGTCTGGAAAAAGAGTCTATCGAAGGGCTGATCTAATTCGGCTGAAGATGACTGACCCAGACCGTTATGAAGCGTTGAGCGGAGAAATCATGCAAGCGTATCAAGACGGACGGGTTAGATAATTTAACTTATCGTTTTTTGGAGATTTAACATGGCAACATCATTTTCCCCCAGTAATTCAGTTACTGTTACCACAGCAAATACATTCATCCCTGAAATTTGGTCAGATGAAATCGTAGCTGCCTACAAGAAAAACTTGGTTCTTGCTAACCTCGTTATGAAGATGAACTTTAAAGGTAAGAAGGGTGATGTAGTTCACATCCCTGCACCTACCCGTGGTTCTGCTTCCGCTAAAGCCGCTGAAACAGCAGTCACTTTGATTGCTGCTACAGAGTCTGAAGTTCAAGTTTCTATCAACAAGCATTACGAATACAGCCGTTTGATTGAGGATATTGTTGAAGCCCAAGCCCTGAACAGCTTGCGTAACTTCTATACCTCTGACGCTGGTTATGCTCTGGCTAAACAAGTCGATACTGACTTGGTTCAGTTGGGTCGTTCAACCAATGGCGGTGCTGGTACAAATGCTTACGCAACTGGTGCGTTTATTGGTGGTGACGGTACTACTGCTTATGTTGCTGCAAGCAACAATGAGTCAGCATTGACCGATGCCGCTATTCGCCGCACTATTCAGCGTCTTGATGACACTGATACCCCAATGGATCAGCGTTTCTTCTTGATTCCTCCATCAAGCCGTAACACATTGATGGGTTTGGCTCGTTACACTGAACAAGCCTTTGTTGGTGGTACTAACAGTACTATTCGCACTGGTGAAATTGGCAACCTGTACGGCATCCCTGTGTTTGTCTCAAGCAACACTGATACTGCATCAGGTTCTGCTGGCGCACGAGTTTGTTTAATGGGTCACCGTGATTCAATGGTGCTGGTTGAGCAAGTTGCTTTGCGTTCACAAGTACAGTACAAGCAAGAGTATCTTGCTAATCTGTTCACATCTGACACTCTGTATGGCGTTCAGATTCTTCGTAATGCGGCAAGCACTGGTGCGGCTAAGTCTGCATCTATGTTCGCTTTGTTGGTTCCTGCCTAATTGCAGTTGCGCCCCCTGCCCTAGTGGTGGGGGGACTTTTTTAAACCTAATTAGGAGAAATCAAAATGGCAACAGCAAGTGCAGTTGTAACACGCAGAGGTAATGACAGTTTTCGGGGTTTGTTCTCCGATACTTGGTCAGTTGTTTGTACCTTAAATGCTGGTTCATTAGTTGATGGTGCTGGTGAAACAGATGATGTAACAGTTCCTGGTGTCGCTTTGGGTGACATGGTTCTTGGTACATCTTTGGCTGTGGATTTGGTTGGTTTAACAGTTACTGGTTATGTCAGTGCTGCCAATACCGTCAAGTTCCGCATCCAAAACGAATCAGGTTCAACAGTGGACTTGGCATCAGCCACTATGGATATAGTTATTGTCCGTATGGTGTAAAGATAGGGGGGGGCTAGTCCCCCCTTTCTCATTTAAAGGGTTTTATGGCTACTTTTCGCTGTCTTCAATCAGGTAACACTGTAACTTTTACATATCAGCATGATATTGATTCTATGAAGGGTCATCAGGGATATGTGAGGATAGACGAGGCAGAAGTAACCACAGAATCTGTAGAATCAGAGACTAGAACAGATACCGCATTTGCGCCTGTGATTCCAACATTTAAGCGTATGGGAAGACCCCGAAAGGTAGCAAATGTCTGAGATAGATGCTCGTGATTTTGGTCGGTTAGAGGCTCAAGTTGAGACTTTGCATGGTCAGGTAACTCAATTGAGTACTGATGTAAAAGCCTTACTTGAACTTGCCAACAAAGGCAAAGGTGGATTTTGGGTGGGTATGACTATCGCTTCATTCATGGGCGGCATCATTACCTTTATTGCTGATCGTGTCTGGAAATAAGGAGAATGCTATGCCTATGGTTGGAAAAAAGAAGTTTCCCTACTCTGAAAAAGGCGAGAAAGAAGCCAAAGAGTATGGCAAGAAAAAGGGCGTTCCTGTGACCATTATGGTTGCGGTTGGTAAGCCAAAGATGCCAATGCCTATGCGTGGTGGTCGTACCGCTACTAACATGATGAAGAAATCCTCAAGAGGTAAATAATGTCATCCTTAACTACTCCCGCCACTCTATTGAGTGCTGTTACAGCATCAGGTGCATCTCGATCTGTGCAAGCAGATGCTGGTCAACCCGCATTCTTGCAAGTTAGTGGTATTACTACTGCAACTGTTGCATTCCAAGGTAGCTTGGATGGAACAACCTTTGCCACAATTGGCACTGCTTTGACTGCTGATGGCATTGTCACTATAGCCAATGCTCCCAAGTATTTGAGAGCAAATTGCACTGCTTACACCTCTGGAACTATCACGGCAAAAGTGTTGTACTAAGGAAAAGCCATGAAACAAGGACTTTACGCCAACATTAACGCAAAACAGGCTCGTATCAAGGCAGGGTCTGGTGAGAAGATGAACAAGGTGGGGTCTAAAGACGCACCTACTGCTGCTGACTTCAAACAAGCAGCAAAGACTGCAAAGAAGCCTAAAAAGGTAAAGTAGATGAAAACACCCACTTGGCAAACAAAAGCTGGTCAAAATCCAAAAGGCGGCTTGAATGCCAAGGGCAGAGCATCTTATAATGCAGAAACTGGTGGCAACTTGAAAGCACCAGTAAAGTCAGGGGATAACCCTCGCAGGGCAAGTTTCTTGGCTCGTATGGCTGGTAACAGCGGTGCAGAGTACAAGGATGGTGAACCAACAAGACTGCTTCTTTCGCTTAAGGCATGGGGTGCTAACTCTAAGGCTGACGCAAAGGCAAAAGCTCAAGCTATATCCGCAAGGAACAAGGCAAAAGCAAAATGAGAGCATTATCAGTTGGTGTTAGTCCTACAGCGGCAGTAGACACAACAGTCTATACCTGTCCTACTGGCTATTACTCTAAATTTACTGTAATGTATATACACAATACAGGTGGTTCTACCAAGCATATAACTGTTCAATGGTTTGACGCAAGTACTAATACAACCCTTGATATATTGACTCAATACGATTTCACATCAAAAAACTATTTGCAGTTTGATGGCAATGCCTACATTGTTTTTGAAGAAGGCGATAAGTTAAAAATAACTACTCAATCTGCAAGCTCATTTAGTTTTATAGCCACATTTGAAGAAGAAGGGTTGACAAGAGCATGACCTACCTTGAACTTGTAAACGATGTACTCGTAAGGTTGCGTGAAGCAACAGTTTCAACTGTTTCCGAAACAACTTATTCTTCCTTAATTGGAAAGTTTGTCAATGATGCAAAGCGTCAGATTGAAGATGCTTTTTCGTGGAATGTATTAGGTCAAACAATCACAGTCACTACTGCGGCATCTACACCAGCTTATTCTTTGACGGGTGCTGGTCAGAAGTTTCAAGTAATGGATGTAATCAACACCACAAGCAATGTTGGCCTTATAAACATCAGCTTTGTGGACATGAACCGCAAGCTGAACTTTACACCACTAGTTAATTCAATCCCTACTGAATTTGCTTTTGATGGGGTTGATGGGAGCTACGACACCAAGGTAAATCTTTATCCAATCCCTGATGGTGCATACACAATTAAGTTTGCTTTGACAGTGCCACAGGCTACGTTGACATCAGATGCAACTGTTGTTTCTGTTGCTGATACTCTAGTGTCTCAGAATGCTTATGCTCGTGCATTGGTAGAACGTGGTGAAGATGGCGGCCTATCTTCATCTGAGGCTTATTTGCTTTACAAAGCTATGTTGGCTGATTACATTGCATTGGAAGGCACTCGCTATCCTGAAAATCAAGAGTTTGTGGCAACATGAGTCAAGTACTACAGACTTATTCTTTAACAGCCCCTGGCTTTCAGGGGTTGAATACCCAAGAATCGCCTCTTGATTTGTCTCTTGGATTTGCCTTAGTTGCTCAAAATGCAATCATTGACCAGTATGGTCGTATTGGTTCACGTAAAGGATACTCTAAGGTAAATTCTTCTAGTGGTGCTTTAGGTGCAAATGATGTAACTGTCATCCATGAATTAGTGCAAGCAGATGGAACTTTGACTGTTTTATTTACTGGAAATTTAAAGTTATTCAAACTTGATGGCACTAATGCTGTGGTTGAATTGACCTATGGGGGTGGTGGTACAACACCAACTATTACTGCTAACAATTGGCAATGTGCTTCACTTAATAGCATTACATATTTCTTTCAATCAGGTCATGATCCACTAATATTTGATCCTACTGTCTCAACTACAACATATCGCAGGGTATCTGAAAAGACAGGTTACGTAGCTACAGTCCCATCAGCAAATATTGTTATATCTGCTTTTGGTAGATTGTGGGCGGCAAACACTACATCCAACAATGCAACAGTCTTTTTCTCTGACTTGATTGCTGGTCATGTTTGGTCAACAGGTACATCAGGTTCTTTGAATGTAGACCGTGTGTGGGTCAATGGTGCTGATGAGATTACGGGACTTGCTGCACACAATGGCTTTCTGTTCATCTTTGGTAAGCGTCAGATTCTGATTTATCAAAATGCCACTACACCAGCTTCAATGCAATTGAGTGACACTGTTGAGGGCATTGGTTGTATTGCTAGGGATAGCATTCAGACTACTAGCACTGATGTGTTGTTCTTGTCCAACTCTGGTGTTCGATCTTTGATGAGAACGATTCAAGAGAAGTCTTCTCCTGAACGTGATTTATCTAAGAATGTGCGTAATGATTTGATGAGTGCTGTTTCTGCTGAAACTGCATCAAATATTAAAGCTATATATTCTGAAACAAATGCACTTTACTTGTTAAATCTTCCAGTATCAAAATATGTTTACGCATTTGATACAAAAGGAATCATGCAAGATGGTTCTTCTAGGTCAACGATTTGGGACAGTATTGAGCCAACATCTTTTTGTGCAAGACGTAATGGTGATTTGTTGCTTGGTAAAAATGGGTATGTTGGAAAATACGGCACATACTTGGACGATGCAACGTCATATAGGTTGTCATACTATACAAATAATTCTGATCTTGGTGATATAAATGTCACCTCTATTTTGAAGAAGATAAAGGTTATTGTTGTTGGCGGTTCTAATCAATTGGTAACATTAAAGTGGGGATATGATTTCACAGGAAGTTATTACTCTGCACAAGTAAATATACCTAGTCAAACAACAGCCGAATATGGTACTGCTGAATATGGTGCAAATGCCACAGTAGTAGCATATTACACATCTGGAGTTGCATTAACAACAATAGAAACAAATGCAAGCAGCAAGGGGAAAATTGTTCAAATAGGGGTTGAGATGGATATAAACAACAGTCAATTATCCATTCAAAAGATTGAACTTCAAGCCAAAAATGGCAAGATTGCATAAGGGAAAAAATGTCAAACTATACACAAACAACAAATTTTGCAACCAAGGATGCACTTGCATCTGGTAATCCTTTAAAAGTTGTTAAGGGAACTGAGATTAATGTTGAGTTTGCAAATATTGCAACTGCTGTAGCAACTAAAGCAGATTCGGCTAGTCCTACCTTTACTGGTACGGTGACAATTCCTACATTGGATGTTACTGGTACATCAACACTAACAGGTGTAGCAACATTAATTTCCCAACCAATCCTTTCTAGCTTGACAGCTTCTAAGCCTGTATTTACAAACGCATCTAAAGGTTTGGTGAGTACAGGCACTTTAGGGGCTGATCAAGGCGGTACAGGGGTTGCAAACAATGCGGCAATGACTGTCACAGGTTCTGGAAACTTTGCTTACACTCGAACTTTGACAGGGGTAACAAACGTCACGCTACCTACAACTGGAACTTTGGCTACGCTTGCAGGAACAGAGACTTTTACCAACAAAACATTGACAACACCGAATATTGATTCAGCCTCAGTTCCTACTGTATTAGGTACTGCACCACTTTATTTTGCAAGGGCATGGGTTAACTTCAACGGCACTGGTACTCCAGCTATTCGTGGCAGCGGTAACGTGTCTAGTCTTACTGATAACGGTGTTGGCGATTACACAGTTAACTTTACAACTGCGATGAGTGATATTAATTATTCTGTAAATACAACTTGCTCATCCAATGGATCAAATAATTTCATCGGAACAACAGTATTTACAAATGCTTCAACTGGGGCAAATGTTGCGCCAACAACTTCTGCTGCCAGAATAAATGCTGGTGTTTATGGGGTTGGAACTTTTGATCCGGTTTATATTAATGTTTCAGTTTTTAGATAAGGACAACCATGAAAAGAATCATTTATCCAACAGATGACGGCGGTGTGGCTATTGTTATTCCTGCCGATGAGTGCGGTTTAACCATTGAAGAAATTGCCGCCAAGGATGTTCCTGCTGGCAAACCATTCAAGATCGTTGATGTTGCTGACATTCCAACAGACCGCACATTCCGCAACGCATGGGAGTACACATGAGCATTACCATCAACATCACTAAAGCAAAGAACATAGCGCATGATGCTAGACGTACTGCTCGATCTGCTGAGTTTGCGCCTTTGGACATCAAGGCAACCATTCCCTCTGAAGCAGTAGCTGCTGAAGCGGCAAGGCAGGTTGTGCGTGACAAGTACGCCACCATGCAGACAGCCATTGATGCAGCAACAACAACAGATCAACTTAAAGCAGCAATGCCATGATTACAAACAAGAATAGACGGCATGAAGATTCCAGTAATCTACAACAATGATTACATTGTCTTCTTGGAAAATGATTGTGGGTTCACCTTTATTCATTGTGATTGCGTAAGGTGGACAAAGGAAGTAAAGAAAGAATTTTTGAGTGATTTGAAAAAGTTGTTTGAAATACATAGAAATGATGTTTATGCAATACATGAGATTGATGATGTAAAGCATAAGAAATTTCTAGGTATTGTTGGATTTGAGTATCTGAAAGATTTTGTTGGGTCAGATGCAAAATTAAGGCAAATATTTATTAGGAGAACGTAATGGGAGTAGAAGCAGCATTAGTATTGGGAGGTGCATCACTATTAGGTGGCGCAATGGCGGGGAGTTCTGCAAGAGAAGCAGCAGGAACTTCTGCCCAAGCACAACTTGAAGCGGCACGAATTGCAGCGGATGCGGCAAAGTTTCGTCCTGTTGGCATAACTACCAGATACGGTACATCTAACTTTCAGACTGATGGACAAGGTAATGTTATTGGTGCTGGTTACGATGTCAGTCCTGAGTTAAAGGCTTACCAAGACCGTCTACAAGGCTTAACTGAAAGAGGATTGACTCAAGCTGAGATAGCACAGAAACAGTATTTGCCATTGTCTACATCTGCTGAAAGTTTGTTTGGATTGGGTGAGTTATATCTGCAACAGACTCCTGAGCAAACAGCACAAAAATACATGGAGAGTCAATACAACTTGCTTGCTCCTAGTCGTGAGCGTCAACTTGCTCAATTGCAAAACCAGTTATATCAGCAAGGCAGAAGTGGTTTGTCTGTTGGCGGTACTGGATTGCGTCCGGGTGGTGGAGAAGGTTTGAGAGCAACATCTCCTGAAATGGAGGCATATTACAACGCATTAGCTCAACAAGATTTACAAATTGCAAGTCAAGCGGATCAAGCTGGACAACAAAGAACAGCATTTGGTGCTGGATTGTTTGGTAGTGGCTCTCAATTGTTAGGTCAGTATCAATCTGGTCAAGTAGGTGCATTGAACCCGTTTACAACGTATTTGGGTGCTGGTTCTACTCTTGAGCAACTTGGACAACAGCCTTTGGAGATGGGTTCTGCTTTAGGTGGTCGATCCGCTGCCGCTGGTGCTAATGTTGGTCAATCATTGCTTACTGGTGGAATAAGTGCAGCTAGAGCGCAACAAGCAGGTGCATACAACCCATTTGCTACTGCTCTAAGTGGTCTTTCAAACAATCAGAGCTTTCAACAAGGTTTAGAAAAATACTTTGCTCCATCGCCTTTTGCAACAAGTGCGTTTTCAGATTCCTATCAAGCGTCTATTCCTGTAAACAATCAATCTTCTGGATACTATTAAGGAAAAGTCATGCCATTTAATATAACAAATTTAAATAGAGTTGTCCCTCTTACAGAGGCAGATGGAAATCCTGATCCTGTAATTAGGGATCGAGTTTATCCTGATTTACCAGTATTAGTAAATCCTAATTTGCTTCCCGAAGAAAGTTTGTTGCAATCAGACCCAAGATTTTTGGCAATGTTGCAAGCTAATGATGCTCAAATAGCTGCTGGCGGTATTCCACAAACGCAACTACAAACTTTGTCAGGGGGAATGTTTACTCCTGAGCCTAATTTCACTTCTGGTCAACAACCACAACAACAATCAGTTGTCGCAGGAATGTTTCCTGAAGTAGAAGCCATGCAACGTGCTTTGTACCAACAAAAGCAAAATGAAGCAATGCAAGCACAGGCAATGCAATTTGCACGGCTATCTCCCATGCAACAGGCGCAATACAGCCTGTATATGGGGGGTCAACAGTTGGGTGGTGCTATTGGCAGTGCTTTGGGTGGTAAAGACCCACAGTTGCAAATGATTGGTTTGCAATCAAGAATATTGAGTGAATTAGACCCTAGTGACCCTGATCAAAACATAAGAATTGCTAAAAAATACGGACAAGCCGCACCTGAATTAGCAATGAACATTTATCAAAATGCCCTTAGTTCAAAGGTAAAGATTGCACAAGCAAACAAAGAGCGTCAAGCTGCAATAGGTGTACCTTTGCAAATCTCTAACCGCATCAATGAACTCAATCAGAAGATGCGTATGTTGCCGCCTGATAGCGTTGAGTATCAAGATGCAGAAGAAGAAAAAGCTCGACTAATGAAGCCTGAAAAGCCAGAGCCAAGGCCGTCTGTTGGTAGTGATACAGAAAGACTTTCCTTAAAAGAATTCAACAAGAATTATTATGATCTAAATCAAAAAGAACGTGCTGTTGTCAGTAAGTTGGTTGAAGAAGATGCAATTAAGAAAGCCCCCAAGTTTCAGGTTGATTTGAAAGACCCAACTGCTGTTGCTAAAGCAAATCTTGATGTTATGACCAAGTGGGAGGGCTTCTTAAAACAAGGTGGTGATGTTGAGGTTGCAAGTCGATTCAAAGCATTGCAATCTTCTGTTTCATTAGCTCAAGGTGGAAACCCAACTGCTGATGGCGCAACAATCTTTAACATTGGTAAGATTTATGACCCATCAGGTGCTGTTCAAGAGGGTGATAAAAACACCATTCTTGGCAACCCGTCAATTCCTCGAAAGATTCAAGGCTATGCACAACGAGTATTTGAGGGTGGTAGTCTTACTCCTGAACAACGTATTGAAATACTAAAAATTGGTACTCAAATTATCAAGGGTCGTGAAGAACAATTACAAATATACCGTAAACAATATATCAAGAAAAACAAAACATTTGGTGGTGATGATGAAGACATTTTAAACCCGTATGCGGGTTTGATTAAGATTGATTCAAGTGGTGCTGTTGAGCAAATACCAACACAAAAATCAGGTAAATCCGCAAAAAGCTGGAATGACCTCAATTAAAGGATTGTCATGGATATTGAACTGCCAAACGGCGTAGTTATTAAGGATGTTCCAGAAGGAACAACTAAGGCTCAAATCATGGAAAAGGCCATTCGTAACGGTTTGGCTAAGCCTGAAGATTTTGCAGTTTCTCAACCACAACCACAACCACAGACACAGCCTTATAGAGAACCTACTTTTGGTGAAAAGTTGATTGGTGCTGGTGAGACAGGATTGACTCTCTTAACTGGCGGCACTACTGGTCTTGCTGGTACTGTTGGCGGGGCTATAACTGGTGCTTATGAGGAAGTTAAATCTGGTCAGTTTGGTACTCCTGAAGCGGCTAGAAGAATTGAGCAGAGAGCCGCATTAGGTGGTCAGCAATACACTTACGCCCCAAGGACTCAAGCTGGACAAGAACAGGTTGAAATGCTTGGTAGAGTAGGGGCTGAGTTGATTCCAATTGCGCCAGTATTGCCATCAGGTTTGTTTTCTCAAGGTACAAAACAAGCCATTGTTGCACCTGTCCAGCGTGGAGTTTCTACTGTTCGTAGTGCTTTCCAAGATGCCCCATCAGCACAAGCTATGCGTCAAAGCGGTGGTGCTGCTGCTACTGCAATGCCATTAGTTCGTGAAACTACTTCTGCTAATTTGCCTGTACCAGTGACTTTAACCAAAGGTGCTTCAACCAGAGAGGCTCAACAACTTGCATTTGAAAAAGAACAAATGAAAGGTCAACAAGGCGCACCTTTGAGGGAAAGAGCAGAGCAAAATAATTTAGAAGTTTTGCAAAACTTTGATGCCTTAATGGAAATGACAGGTGCTCAAGCGGCTCAAACTGGATTTGCCGGCACAGGAAACAAGGTTATTGATGCCTTATCTCAAGGTTGGCAAGGCGCAAAAGCAAAGACAAATGCAGCATATACAAAGGCTGAAAATGCTGGTCAACTTCAAGCACCAGTGAAACTTGATTCATTGGCTGACTACATCAATCAAAATATGCCAGAGTCATCAGTTGCGCCTATTATCAATGTTGCAAAAAATAAAGGCATTCAACTTGGAGTATTTGAGCAACTTGATGATGGAACAATCAGAGCCTTGCCAGCAGATTTAAAAAATACTGAGTTATTGCGTCAAAGCATTGGCAAAACAATTGGCATAGAACCAACAAATAAAAAGTTTGGTAGTGAACTCAAACAAGTAATTGACGCATCTACTGATGGTGTTGGCGGTGATTTGTACAAACAAGCTAGAGCATTGCGTGAGCAACAGGCTCGTAAGTTTGAAGGTCGTGCCATTGTTGCAAATTTACTTACCAAGGTAAAAGGCAAGGATGATCCCAAAATTGAGGCTAGTGAAGTATTCCAAAAATCAATTTTGAATGGTAGTCCAGAGGAGATTACGTTCTTAAAGCGTGTTCTTTACACTAGCGGAAAAGATGGTCAGTCTGCATGGAAAGAGGTTCAAGGATCAACCATCAATCACATTCAAGAAGTTGCAACAAGTGGCGTTGGAACTGACTCAATGGGTAGAAAGATTGTTTCGCCAGCAAAACTTAATGAGGCAATCACAGCTTTAGACAAAAATGGTCGTTTAGATATTGTGCTTGGCAAGGATAAGGCTCAAACCATTCGTGATCTGAATGAAGTCTTGCAGTATGTTCAAACAGTACCGCCAGGAACTTTGGTGAATACATCTGGTACTGCTGGAACTATTCTATTGGCAATAACTGAGGTTGGTGGTGGTCTTGCATTCACAGGATTACCAATTCCTGTTTTAGCTGGAATTCGTTATGCAAATCAATTTGTAAAAGACCGCAAACTGAAAGCACGAATTGAAGATGCCTTGAAAAAAGGAGACTGAAATTGATCCAATCACGTTATGCCTCATGGCGGCTGGTCTGGTCAAACAGATTCAAGCTGGTTGCGAACTCTACAAACAAGCTAAAGAATCTTTTGTTGAGATTAAAGCCACTGCTGATGAAGTCGTTGGGATATATAAGGAAGTTACTGGATTTTGGGGTAACTTCCTTAAACTCTTTGGTGCTAAACCTAAGCCTCAAGCTGCAAAGCCTGTGGCTAAGGCTAAGAAGTCTGTTTATGCACCTGTTGATGAGACTCAGGTCAAAGTTGGTATCGTCCAAAGTCTGACAGAGTTTTTCAAGATTCAAGAACAATTAGAAGCGCACATAAGGGAAGAAGAAGAAAAGTCAAAGAACGTCTACGACCCTGACCAGAACTACATGGAAGCCGCACTCAAGAGAGTGATGGCACAGCAGCAGATGGCTGAGTTGGTGGTGCAGATCAGGGAATGTATGGTGTATCAGAGTCCTCCTGAGATGGGCGCACTGTACTCAGAGGTATTTGCAATGAGGGAAACAATACAAGAGGAGCAAACTCAGGCAAGGCTAAAGCAAGAAGCAGTAAAACGGCGGGAATTATGGCAACGCAAACAGGAAGAAAGAAACTTCCAGCTAAAACTAGCGTACCTAGCAGCGACTACTATATTCCTCCTCTACCTGTGGGCGTGGTTACTGTTCGTAAGTCAGTGGAGGAAGACATAGTGGGATGGATTGCTGCTTGCTTGCTGATTGCCTTGTTGTTGCCTGTAATGGGGTTTCTTTATCTTGACATCTTAGAGGCTAAGAATGAGGTCAAGTCTGAGGTGGAGAAGGTAGAGAAAATGCGGCAAAAGATTGAGCAAAAAGAAAGGGAGAAAAGCAAATGAGAATATTATTTTTGATGGCATTGGTACTGTTGACGGGCTGTGAAGACCGATTTCGCTATAGTTGCCAAGACCCTCAGAATTGGCAAAATGCTGAATGTAAGCCCCCAATTTGTACCGCTACAGGTACTTGTCCAGAGCAACTCGTTAAACCCGAACAGGAGAAAAAGTAATGCCAACAATCGTGATGAACAAAAATAGTCGTATGACTGCTGACGATATTGA